GCAATTTTAAAGAGTATTGGAGAGAAAGATGTCATTTAAAAAATATTTAAAAGAAGCAGAAGATAAAGAAAAAGAAGATGAAGTAATGGGATCTATTATAGAATTCTTTTCAACTCACGAAAAACCGGACGACGAAGAAGTCCATAAACTAGCTGAACAACTCGGAATAGATAAACATCAATTTGAAGAAAAAATATACGAACTTCTTTCAAGCTTCTTTGATGCTGGAAAATCTAAAACTAATCCTCCTGAAAATGTTGATCCTGAACAACTTAAAAAAGGTATGGAAGTCGAAAAAGAACATTCTAATAATCCAATTATAACTCGCAGGATCGCGCTTGATCACATTTCTGAGTTCCCAACATATTATACCGCCCTAGAAAAAATGGAAAAAGAACTAAAAAGTCAAACTAAAAAGGACTAACTATGAGTATTTTAAACGAACTTGATGATATTATGAATCAAGATGAAAAAGATAAAATTATCCAAAACTTGATGGCTAATGAACGAAAGAAAGTAACAGATCCAATCTATTGGAATAAAGTTAAACAAGTCGGTCAAACTATGGCTAATGAAGTCAAATCAACAAAGACTGAAGAATTATTGGATAAAGCTTATAATGAAACAGATCCTTATAAAATTCAAGTCTGGTGGGACGAATATAACGATCGAAGAGGAACTCCTGGATTCTAAGGAAAATAATTAATGATTAAATATTTTTATCCTCGTACGTTAAAATCAGTCATAGTTGCACTTTCAGACTTATTTAATGATATAGTTGTTTATAAGTATACTGCTGAAGGTACTTCTGCTCAGGAAATTACAGTCCCGTTTTCATTCGGGCCCGTTAAAAAAGATTTTCAAAATAGAATAGAAGATCATGAATATGTTGGAAGTGCAACAGATACTTCAGGATATACTCAAGTAGTTCCTCATGGTAAAAGATATTATATACAAACTCCAAGAATGGCTTTAACTTTAGATGGAATTGCGTATAATGCTAATCGGGCTTACGGTGCTAACGAATGGAGAGAATGGTTCGTTGAAACATTAGCTTTGAGCGGAAGTCAATCAGAACAAATAGTTCGAGATTATTCACCAGCTCCATACGATTTCAACTTTACGCTATATATAATGACAGACTCAATGGATTATTTTGCTCAAATAATCGAAAATATATTACCTTACTTTAATCCTAAGTTATTTCTAAGAGTCAAGGAATTCTCTTTTTTAAACATTGAAAGAGATCTTCCTGTTTCTTTAAATGGAGTCGATCCTGAATTTATATCTCCTGAAATAAGCGACGACGAAAGAAGATATATTAACGCAACTATAAATATGACAGTCGAAGGGTTTATGTATAGACCTTTTGAATATAGTAAAATTATTAAAGTTATTAATAGTAAATATTTTGTAATTGATTATAGTAACCCTGTAATAGCATCAGCTACTTCAGGAACTAATTTTGATTTTTCCGCAGTTAATGGATTTATAGTCTCAGCGGACTTTTATAGTACTTCAGCTGTTAAAATGGAAGACGATGGAACTTATCCTTTAAGTGCCATTCCAACCGATTATTCATTTAGTGGAACTTATCAAGATACAGAAAAGGACTTTGTTTATTTTACAAGCGCTGATACAATTGAAGGAGGTTAATATGGAAAATGGTTTTGAAGGACTTAGTAGTGCGTTTAATGTTGAAAACGAATTAGACGATATCCAAAAAGAAATTGCAACAATTGATCTTAAAAAGAACGCTCTCGTTAATAAAGCTACCGATACACAAATAATGCTACAAGATCAAAGCTTCCTGCAAGACGAACTCAAAAGCCTTATAACGTGCGCCCGTACCGTTATGGTCAAACTCGAAAAAGATATTAAAGTAGGCTCTGCCGCACGTCTTTATGAAGTCTACGCTAAACTATTAGACTCCATCGGAAATCAATACAGAGTACTACTCGATCTCGACAAATCAATCTTCGAGGCAATGAGACAAACTAATAAATTAGATATTAACGATATCGGTAATAGAACTATCAACCTAACCGCTAATCAACTCGCAGATATGATGGAAGCCGCCGGAAAAAGAAGCCAAATCAACGCCATCGAAGCTGACTTCCAAATTGAAAACGACGGATTTCACGACGATGCAAGAAAAAACGTAAATAATGTTTAATGTTTTTATAAAGGATTCTAAATGTTCCAAGGAATTGATAACCTAAGAAAAGCCGGCGAAGAAATTGAATATACTCAAGATACAATTAACGAAGTTATGCGATGCAAAGAAGATATTCTTTACTTCGCTGAAAACTACTTCTATATCATTCACCCAGATCACGGCAAAATCAAAATACCTCTCTACGAATGGCAAAAAAAAGTACTGAAAGCTTGTATCGAGACTCCTGACGGAAGGAGACATTTGATAATCCGCATACCCAGACAGTCGGGTAAAACCACAATATCTACAATTTATCTCCTTTGGTATGCTCTATTTAATAAAGATAAGACTATGGCTATTATAGCACATAAACAAGAAGCTGCTATTGATATATTAAGAAGAATTAGAATATCTTACGAAATGCTTCCACTTTGGCTACAACAAGGAATTATTGAAGGAGGTTGGAATAAACTATCCCTTCTATTAGAAAACGGATCCAGAATTCTTGCCAAACCGACTTCAGTCGAAACGGTAACTTCTTTAACAGTTAATATTTTATTCCTAGATGAGTTTGCTAAAGTTCCTGAGCACGTTGCAGATGAGTTTATTACATCAACTTATCCTGTTATTACGGCTGGTAAGACGACTAAAATTATTATAGCTTCGTGTGTACCAAAAGATACTTTTATATTCACTGATAAAGGTATTAGACAAATGCAAAATTTTATACAAGAAGATAAAGTTTTAGGATATAATGTAGATCATTATCAAGTTGTTGGTATGAATGGTTCAAGAGACGGTGATACGATGTTTAATAATGGTAAAGCTGAAACAAGAATTTTTCAAACGACTTTTGGTGAAACTGAAAGTTCTTTAAATCATAAATGGTGGGCATGTAAAAATGGTAATTATAATTGGTATAAATCTTCGGAATTAAACGAACAAGATTATATTTGTGTGAAATATGGAATGGATATGTGGGGAGATGATAATATTGTTAATTTTGTATCTGAAAAAACTAATCGATATAAAAATATTTTTAATTGTAAAAAAATAGATACTAATTTAGCTTATTTTCTTGGAATGTTTTTAGCTGAAGGTTCTACTTATAAGTATAAAAATAAAAATAATATTTTAAAAGCCGGTAATGTAACTTTAACATGTGGAGATGATTTAGATGAAATTATAACACAAAATGGATTTAAATATTATACGGATGGAATACATAATAGTATATCTTCAAAAGATTTAATTTTATTTTTAGAGCATATAGGTTTTGATCTTAGTAAAAAAGCTAAAGAAAAATATATTCCAACTCGTTTGTTATCTATGAGTAGAGATAATATAATTGCATTATTATCAGGACTTTTTGATGGAGATGGATATTCCAGAAAAGATAAGGGTATTGTTGGGATAAGTATGAATTCAAAAAAAATAATATTGCAAATTAAAATGTTATTATTGAATTTTGGTATTATAACAGATTATTTGGAAATTGATACTAAACCAACAAAAAAAGTAGTAAAAGTTACAAGAAATTATAGATTATTAATGGATAAAGAAAACTCATTGAAATTTTATAATATCATTGGATTTAGATTTAAAAGAAAACAAGATAATATAAAAAGATTAAATTATAAAGGTACAAGAAATAGTCATGATATTATACCTTATTCTTATAATATCATAAAATCTTTTCATTCTAATGAAATGAGAAAATTAGGTATTTTTAACGGAAAACAAAAAAGCGATTTTTCCAGAAAAATATTATTGGAAAAAAAGCCGATATTAAAATCATTAAATAATTTGGAATTAAATAAGTTTTTAGATGATAATGTTTTAGATGATATGAAGTGGTTTAAGATTCGAAAGATTACTAAATCTGAAAATGAAGTATATGATTTCGCTTTGGAAGATATTGAAAATGATCAATGGTGTCATTCAGTTTTATATAATGGATATGTCGGTCATCAAACTCCAAAGGGTTTAAATCACTTCTACGAATTCTGGACAAGAGCGACTAGAAGAGATAATCCGAGTAACTTTTATCCGATCAGGGTAGGTTGGTGGGAAATCCCTGGTCGTGATAAAGAATGGAAAAAGGATACAATTAAGGATATAGGAGAAATTCGTTTTGGGCAAGAATTTGCTTGCAAATTTATAGGAAGTCAGTCGACTTTAGTAGATTCTGATGTATTAGAGAGTATAGAGTTTAATAATCCAATAGCTACAAAGTGGACAGGGATGTTGATGATATATGAAAAGCCTGTTAAAGGGGCGCAATATGTGCTAGGTATAGACACTGGTAAGGGGGTATCCAAAGACTCGTCAGTAATACAGGTGTTAAGGATACATGGGCCTCATGAGTTGGAACAGGTAGCAATATATCGTAATAATAAGGTTCGTCCGCATGATTTTGCTGAGGTATGTGTATCTGTAGGTTCTTATTATAATAATGGATATATGATGGTAGAGAATAATGATATAGGGCAGACTGTAGCAGATGCGATATGGTATGAGAAGGAGTATGAGAATATTGTTAATGATGATAAGAAGGGGATCGGAGTTAGGAGTACTAAGTCGACGAAGCCGAAGGCTAATATATTATTAAAGGAGTATTTGGAGAAGGGTTGGTTGAAGATACATGATGAGAGGACTGTATATGAGTTAAGTAAGTATGAGGAGATAAAGCCTAATGTATATGCAGCAGGGAAGCATGAGCATGATGATTGTGTGACTGCTTTATTATGGGCGATATTTTTCTTAATAACGGATGCATATGATAACAAGTTAGATG